AGCGTGAGGGCATTCCGTATCAGACCTGGATCCGCGACGGCTGGGTTATCCCGACGCAGGGCTCGCGTCTGGATCACGAGCAAGTCGCCCGCGACATCCTCGAGGTCGGCGAGACGTCGCGGATCGTAGCGGTCGGCGCTGACCCGTGGCAGGTCGGGCCGCTCGCGACGTTACTTCAGCGGCACGACGTCGAGGTCCAAACTGTAGCCCAGCGGACGGGCACGCTGAACGCGCCCTGCAAGCTGCTCGAGGCGCTGGTCGTCGAAGGCAAGCTGCGGACGGGCGATCCGGCGAACCCGGTCGCGGCGTGGTCGGCCAACCACGTCTGCGTCTACACCGACCCCACGGGGATGATAAAGCCAGACAAGGCGAAGAGCTCGGAGAAGATCGACCCCATCGTGGCGCTCGTCAATGCGTTGGCGATCGCGTCCACGAGCGACGAGGGGACGACCGATCCGTCGGCCTGGCAGATCATCGAGCTATGACCGCACGAGCCCGGGCGAAGACCACGAAGCCGCGGGCGCCCCGGCGGCCGAAGGCCGAGCCGCAGATCTACTCCATGCGATCGCTCGCGGCCTTCGGCCCCGAGAGCCTCTTCGACTTCTCGCTCGCCGGCCGGCCCGATACGGCGATCCGCGTCACGGCGATCCTGGCCGTCGTCCGGTTTTTGGCCCAGGCCGTCGCCAGTATGCCCGGGCACTGCGTCCGCACGCTGCCCACCGGCCGCCGCTCCGCGGCCGACGACCTTCCGGTCGCGTACGTCCTGGGCAAGCGGCCAAACTCCTGGCAGTCGAGCTACGAATTCTACGAATGGCTCGTGTACACGACGGCGTTATACGGCAACTCGTTTGCCAGGATCATCCCCGGCCCGCGCGGCTTCTGCTCCGAGCTGCGTCCGCTGCACCCGTCGCGGATGAAGGTCGTCCGGCTGTCCGATTACTCCGTCGGCTACCAGTACTACGAGGCCGACGGCCGGTGGCGGCCGCTCCGCCAGGAGGAGGTCCTCCACGTCCGGTGGCTGTCTGAAAACGGCCTGGTCGGAATGGCGCCCCCGGAGCTGTGCGCGACGTCGATCGCCCTGGCCCGGTCGATCGACACGGCGGCGACCGCCTACTGGGACAACTCCGCCCGGCCCGACATCGTGCTCGAGACGCAGGAGACGATCCCGGCCGAGGCCGTTAACGCTCTCCGCCAACAGATGCGGGACCTCTACGGCGGCAGCTCGAAGCGCGGCTCGGCCGCCGTCCTGCCCCGGAAGATGCAGCTAAAGACGATCGAAGGAAACACGGCGGAGCAGTCGCAACTGATCGAGCTGCGGAACGCCGTCGTTGCCGACGTGGCCCGCTGCTGGGGAGTCCCGTCCACGCTGATCGGCGACTCGACCATGAACAAGTGGAGCACGGTCGAACAGGAGCATCTTTCGGCACAGGTCTGGTGCCTGCTGCCGTGGCAACGCCGGATCGAGGGAGCGATCGACCGGACGATCCTGTCGACCTACCAGGAGGCCGGCGACCAGGTCCACTTCAAGCTCGACAACCGCGGCCTACTCCGCGGCGACACAGCGTCCCGCGTGCAGCTCTACGGGGCGCTCTGGAGCCAGGGCGCGATCAGCCCCAACGAGATCCGCGACCTCGAGGACCTGCCGCTCCTCGACACACCGGCAGCGGACCAGACGTACGTCCAACTCGGCTTCTCGACGCTCGACAACGCCGCGACCGCGGCGGCCCAGCCGGGGGCGCCGGCAGAGCAGCAGCCCGCGGCGCCGGCCGAAGACAGCCACTCCGGCGAGAGCGTCGACCAGGCCGGCGGTTTCGCGCTCGGCCAGTACGTCTACTGGGACGGGGGAGAAGGAACGATCGAGCACCTCATGACGGACGGAATGCTCGGCGTCGAGGGATCGCCATTCGCAATCGAGGCCACCCCGGACGACCCGGCAGGCTTGATCCGCATTCACCGCGACGGCAGCCCGACGGAGCTGCTGATCGGCAAGCGGACGGCCGACCTGTCCGCGGGGCCAGTGTAGGAGGAACCGTGAATACGCCAGAACGACGCTATCTTCCAAGCAACGAGTACCCGGACGCGATCCGCGTCGAGCGGCGTGACGGCCAGCCGGCAATCCTGACGGGGATCTCCCCGCCATGGGATTCGCTCTCGGTCGACCTGGGAGGCTTCCGGGAGAAGTTCGCCCCGACGGCGTTCGACGGCCTGGTCGACCGCCATCCCAACGACCCGCGGGGAAAGATCGACGTCCCATTCCTGCGCGATCACGAACCGAGCCTAATCACGGGGCGGACGACGAACGGGCGGCTGGAGATCTTCAAGGACGCGAAGGGCCTCGGCTATCGGCATGATCCGATCCAGACCCAGGCCGGGAAAGATCTCGTGATGCTCGTCGAGGATCGCACGATCACCGGCGCCTCGTTCGCGTTCACGACGTCCGCCGACGGCGAGGCCTGGACGGAGGACGAGAGGGGCACGCCGATCCGCACGGTGTTTCGCGCCTCCGGCCTCTACGACATCTCCGCGGTAACTTACCCGGCCTACCCGTCGTCGTCGATCGCCCCGCGATCCCTTGACGCCTGGCGGTCGGCGCGGGCTGTCGCCCAGGGCGGTACGCCCCTGACGATCTCGCTCGACTACGACTCCACCTACACCGCGGCCCCGGGCCTGTGGCGATCGTTCGTCCTCGACGCAGCCGAGCGCGGCGTCCGGGTCGTCTGCATCACGCGGCGGGCCGACACCGAGGAGAACCGGGCCGCCCTCCAGACCGGCTTCGGCGACGCCTACGCGGCCCTCGCCGGCGTCGTCCTCTGCGGTCCCGACTCGCTCAAGCGGGCCGCGGCCGAGGCTGCCGGCCTTGAGGTCGACATCTGGATTGACGACTCCCCCGAGCTCGTCGGCGGCAAGCCGGCGGCGCGGGCTGTCCGGGCGGCGACGGCGATCGGCTCCCAGGCGGCGGCCGCCGCCGCAGTCGCGAGGCTCCGGAATGCAGCCGGCTAACTGCCAGCGGTGCGGCGGGCGGCAGCGCGTCGTCTCGTCGAAGCGTCACGGCGCCGCCCAGGTCCAGTACCTGGAGTGCACCGGCTGCCACCACAAGCGGTCCCGCGTCGTCGACGCGGCCCACGTCTGGAGGAGGAAGAAATGATCAGCTCTGCCCCGGTGGCGGCGACAGCCGACATCCAAGACGTCGAGGCGAAGGTCCGGGCGTTCCTCGCGATCGCGAAGGTGAAGGCCCGGGACGGCATCTCCGTCGCGGAGTTCGGCGAGCTGCTGGTCGCGCTGATGCGGGTCGTGATCGCCGCGGTCGACGCGTTCCCGATCGACGGCTCCCGCAAGAAAGAGACCGTCCTCGCCGCCGTCGAGGCCCTCTTTGACGCCGTGGCCGACAAGTGCATCCCGACGGCCGCCTGGCCGTTCTGGCTGCTGCTGCGGCCGGCGGCCCGCCAGCTCGTCCTGATGCTGGCATCCGGCGCCGTGGAATCCCTCCTGCCGCTCGTGAGGATCGCCGCATGACCGCAGTCCTGCTTATCGTCGCCGCCGCGGTCGCCCTGGCCTGGCCGTCGATCCAGCAGCGGATCAAGGGCGTCTCGATGCCCGCGCTCGACACCCGCCACCTTGTGGCCGCGGCACTGGCGGCCGCCGGCGTTTTTCTGTGGGCGAGTGGCCGAGGCCCAGCCCCGACGCCGGCGCCGCCGGAACCCGTGGCGTTCACGCTCCGCGGCAAGTTCGTCGGGCCGGACGCCAGCGCCGACGCCGCGAAGACCGCCTGGCTGCTCGAGGAGCTCGCGAACGAAATCGAATGGGACGGGATGCAGCCGGAGCCGTTCCTGAAGACGGGCGTCGCGTTCGACGAGCTGCGGATCCGGGCGCGGCTCCTGCTCTGCCGCGGCGTCAGTCTGGGCGACAAGCATCCGCGGGCGAGGGAGGCGATCAAGGCTTACCTCGACCAGGCGGCCGGCACCAGCGGCGGGCCTGTATCGCCGCAGCAGCGGGCCGCGTGGATCGCCGCCTACCGCGACGTCTCGAGGGCCGCCGCCGATGCCGCACGCTGACCGCCGGGCCATCATGGCCGCGGCCGCCCTGGCCGGGCTGGCCCTCGTGATCACCGCCGAAGTCTGGACGCGGCCACAGGTCGCCCCGACCGCGGCCCAGTTCGGCTACACGCCAAACCCCCGCGGCGTCGAGCAGTTCCTCGACGAGCTGCCGCAGCCGCTCTTCCGGCAGGCCGGGGCCGAGACGATCCGCGAGGCGAAGGGCGTCGACACGTTCCTCCATCGCTCGCTCGCCCGCGCCCATCTGGCCCGCTACGGGAAGCCGTTCGTCGTCGGCCGGCAGGGGATCGGGGACTGCGTGTCGTGGGGCTGGATGCACGGCCTCTACGTCTCGCAGGCGATCGACTGGGAGACCGGCCGACTGCCCGAGCCGCCGCTCATGCCGGCGACCGAGAGCATCTACGGCGGCTCCAGGGTCGAGGCCCGCGGCCGCCCCGGCGACGGGGCCGGCCCGTACGGCGGCTGGAGCGATGGCAGCTACGGCGCCGCGGCCGCGAAGTTCGTCCGGGACTGGGGCGTGGTCTACCGGGAGAAGCAGCCGACCGGCGTCGATCTCGCGACCTACTCCGCCGACCGGGCCAAGCAGTGGGGCGCGTACGGCAACGGCGGCCAGGGCGACGGCGGCAAGCTCGACGCCGTGGCGAAGCGCCACCCGGCGACCCACGTCGCCCTCGTCACGACCTGGGCGGAGGCGGCCGCGGCGATCGAGGCCGGCTTCCCGATCCCTGTCGCATCGAATCAAGGATTCGCCAGCGTCCGCGATCAGCACGGTTACGCCGCGGCGTCCGGATCGTGGGCTCACGAGATGTGCTTCGTGGCGGTCCGCTACGCGAAGAACGGCAGCCCGGCCGACGCCCTGCTCTGCCTCAACTCGTGGGGGCCGAATTGGATCAGCGGGCCGAAGTGGCCGGACGACATGCCCGAGGGATCGTTCTGGGTTAGACGCGAGGTCGTGGAGCGGATGCTCTCCCAGC